ACATCATAGAGTTGTTCTTGGAGATAAATTACAAATTATAATTGAACCCGATGATGCTAAAAGTTTATTAGAAACTTATTTTAAGTTAAATAGTTATAATAAAAAAGAATTTTCTAAAAACTTGTTTGAATCTAAAAATAGTTTTTGGAGTATGGTAGCATTTTCAAATAGTAGAAAAGAAAATGAATAAAATACAAAAAGTAACTAAAGTTAACATTCAAAAAGGTGGTAAAAGAAAATTAATACGAAATGTTTTCAGAAAAAATAGATCTTTAATAGGTAAAGGATATAAAAAGGTAAAAGGAAGTCGAAGAGTTGTAAGAATGACTTCTCAAGAAAGAAGGAAATATAATCCTGTCTTAAATAAAAAAATAAGACAAGCACTAAGGATGAGAAAAATAAAACAAAGAATTATTAATATGAAAAGAAAAAGAACTTTGAGAACGGGTATTTATAAATCTTTACACAAAAAAAAGAAATGATAAAAGAAGGTAGAAAATGGACTCTTGCTGACATGTTACGTGCAAGTAGATCTATGAAAAGAAGAAGTAAAATTATATCTAAAAAAAGAAGATTAAAATTAAAAAGATTTGCTGATAATAAAACACTAGAAAAAAGAGCATTACAATCTTTAAAAATGCAAAAAAAAGAAAAATGGGCAGGGGATAAACCTTATGGTGAATTATCTTTATCTCATAGATTGATGTTGATGAAAAAATTAGAAAGAGTTTTACCTAAACTAAAAAAAATAGCAAAAAGAATGGTTAAGGTCAAAAGACAACAAGAAATTGCTAGACATCTTGGCATAGGAAAAAAATGAGACTTATTACAGAAATTACAGAAGATCTTGAATATATTACTGAAGAGACAAAAGGTAAAAAATCTCTTTATATACAAGGTCCTTTCATGATGGCAGAAGTGAAAAATAGAAATGGTAGAATATATCCTGCTGAAGTGCTTTTTAAAGAAATGAAGAGATACAATGAAAATTATGTTGCGAAAAATCGTGCTTTTGGTGAATTAGGGCATCCTGAAGGACCTAATATCAATCTTGAAAGAGTGTCACATATGATTACCGAACTTAAACAAGATGGTAACAATGTTTGGGGTAAGGCAAAGATTATGGATACTCCATACGGCCAAATTGTGCAAAATTTGATTAGTAATGGAGCACAACTTGGTGTGTCCTCAAGAGGCATGGGAACACTTGAGGAAAAAAATGGCACAAAGGTTGTTAAAGATGATTTTTATTTAGCAACTGCCGCAGATATTGTTGCCGATCCTTCAGCACCTGAAGCATTTGTTCAAGGTATTATGGAAGGTAAAGAATGGATATGGGAATCTGGTGTTTTAAAAGAAAAGGCACTAAATGAAATTAAAAGAAATATTAAAAGTTCTTCTTCAAAAAAGCTAGACGAAACAAAGTTGAAAGCTTTTAATAAATTTTTATCAAATCTCTAATATGTATAAATACAAACAGAGTTATCTCAAAAATATAGAGGAGTTTTCAAATGCAAGACAACGAAGTTATTGAAACTGTCGAGCAGGAAGAGGAGCTTGAAGAAGCAAGTATTCCTGGAGCAGGTAAAAATAAAGATAGTATGAAAAAAACAAAGGCAGATGTTGATGAAGTTGGAGCAGATCCAACAACAAATGATGGCAAAAAGCCTGAATATACTAAGAGTGTTAAAAAAGACACTACCATTAAAGAACAACAAGCATCTAAAATGTCTCTAATTAAATCAATTTATGATAAATTGGATGAAATGAGCAGAGATGAAGTTGAAGAAGTTCTCGGTGCATTAAATGAAGTCGATGATACTGAAGAAATAACCGAAGAACAAATTATGGAATATTTATTGAATGAGGGTTATACTGAAGAAGAAATTGCTTCTATGTCTGAGGAAGATATAGCATCAATAATTGAAGGTATGGAAAAACCTATTGAAGATAAAAAGAAAGAACAGAAAGCAGTAGTAGCTAAAGAAGAATTAGAGGCAAATCTTGCTAATGATGTTCAAGCATTGATTGAAGGTGAAGAATTATCTGAAGAATTTAAGGAAAAAGCAGCAACAATATTTGAAGCTGCAGTTTTTGCAAGAGTAAATGAAGAAATTGCTACAAGAGTTGAAAAATTAGATGAACAATATCAAATAGAACTCGAAAAAGCAATTGATGAAAACAGATCATCAATGGTAGAAAAAGTTGATGATTTTATGAATTATGTCGTAAAAGAATGGATGGAAGAGAATCAGTTAGCAATTGATAAAGGAATACGATCTGAAGTTGTAGAAGATTTTATGGTAGGTTTAAAAAATCTATTTGTAGAACACTATATTGATATTCCCGATGAAAAAGTTGATCTTGTAGATGATTTATTTGCTAAAGTTGAAGATTTGGAAGAATCTTTAAATTCTGAAATTCAAAAAAATATTGAAACAGCAAAAGAACTTAAAGAATATAAAAAGATGGACGTATTATATACTGTATCTGAAGGTTTGACTGAAGTTGAAGTGGAAAAACTTCAAAAACTTTCGGAAGGTATATCATTTAATAATGAAGAAGAATATGCAGAAAAATTGACTATGATTAAAGAAAATTACTTCAAAAGTAATGAAAATAAAGAACAGGTATTAACAGAAGAAACCGAAATAGAGAACGATGAATTAAATGAAACTTCTGCTAATTCTGATTCAAATTATGAAATGGCAAATGATGCGATAAGAAGATATGCAGATGCTATTTCTAGAACACTTAAAAAATAAAAGGAGATTAAAAGATGTATCTTTCCGAAAATTTACAGAAAAAATGGGGTCCGATTCTTGACCATCCTGAATTGGGAGGAATTAAAGATGCTTATAGAAGAGCAGTAACAACTGTTTTATTGGAAAATCAAGAAAAATCGATGAGAGAAGATGGTCAAATTTTAGCAAGTCAAAATTTTCTTACTGAAGCAGCATCTGACGGACTAGCAGTTGGTGCACCAAATGCTCTTGGCAATTATCCAGATCAAGGCGGTGTTGCTAAATACGATCCTATCATGATTTCATTAGTTAGAAGATCTATGCCTAATTTGATTGCATATGATATTTGTGGTGTTCAGCCTATGACAGGTCCAACTGGCCTTATCTTTGCTATGAGAGCCAGATATGATAAAATGGACGGCACAGAGGCATTACACTATGAAGCAGATTCTACTTATTCTGCAAATTCAGATGTAACACAAACTTCAGGCGCACCTGGTTTATTATTGTCAGCAAATAATGGTGTAGCCGTTGCAAATGCATCAGCAGATTTAGCAACTGCAGGTGGTGGTATTCCTACTAATATTGGTGAGGATATGACACCTCAAAACATGGCGTTCTCAATTGAGAAAGTGACTGTTACCGCAAGAACAAGAGCATTGAGAGCAGACTACACAATGGAAGTAGCACAAGATCTTAAAGCAGTTCATGGTTTGGATGCTGAAACAGAACTCAGTAACATTCTATCTGCTGAAATTCTTGCTGAAATCAATAGAGAAGTAATTAGAAAAGTATATAATGAGGCAACAATTGGTGCGCAGCATAATACAACCACACCAGGTATTTTTGATTTGGATACTGATTCAAACGGAAGATGGTCAGTTGAAAAATTCAAAGGATTGATGTTCCAAATTGAAAGAGAAGCAAATGAAATTGCAAAAAAGACAAGAAGAGGAAAAGGTAATATTATCGTAACTTCTTCCGATGTCGCTTCTGCGCTTCAAATGGCAGGTGTATTGGACTATGCTCCTGCACTTGATAGCAACAACATGAATCCAGACGATACTGGTAATACATTTGTAGGTGTTTTAAACGGTAGATATAGAGTGTATATTGATCCGTATGCAGTTACAAATTCTTCAAATTACTTTGTAGTTGGATATAAAGGTTCATCATCTTATGATGCTGGAATGTTCTATTGCCCATACGTGCCGTTGCAAATGGTACGTGCGGTAGATACAAATACTTTCCAACCAAAAATTGGATTTAAGACCAGATATGGAATGGTAAGAAATCCATTTGCAGCAGCAACTGCTCCTGCAGCCGCTGGTTATAATTCAGCAGCATATGATTTGGGTGGAGATATGGTAGGAACAGGTGGTCATGCCAACGAGTATTACAGAATTGTTAGAGTAAACAACTTAATGTAATATTTCTTTTTGCGGGAGTTTTACACTCCCGCATTTCCTCTCTTTTTCATATCATATAAATAATGATATGTCAACACTTACAAAAAATATAAATTATTTTATACCAACTGGATTTAATTTTCTGATAGACAGAATTCCTAATGTAAATTTTTTCTGTCAATCTGTAAATTTACCCGGAATAAATTTAGGTGTAACGAATGTAAATACACCTTTTAAAGATTATCCTATTCCAGGAGATAAAATTGATTTTAATGAATTAAGAATTTCTTTCATCGTTGATGAAGAATTAAAAAATTGGTTAGAAATTTATAATTGGATTATAGGATTAGGATTTCCATCCAATACCGGACAATACAGAACTTTGAAAAATTCTGATACTAATGGAGTTTATTCAGAAGGTATATTGTTTATTTTATCTAGTCATAAAAATGTTCAATATAAAGTTGTTTTTGAGAAAATATTTCCTGTTTCTTTAAGTGATATAGATATGAATTCGATATCATCCGATACAACTACTACTGTAGCAGATGTTAGTTTTCAGTATGCTATATATAATATAGAAAGGATTATTAGTGATGTTTAAATTTTGAGGTCGAATGACATTAGAAGAAATACAAAAATTATGGACCAGTGACTGTACGATTGACGATTCACAATTAGATTTAGAATCTATAAAAATTCCAGAAATACACAACAAATATTTAAAAATATTCTCAGAAGAACGATTGAGATTAGTTAGAATGGAATCTAAGAAAAAAAGTTTACAAAAATTAAAATGGTTATATTATACAGGAAAAATAGATAAAAATAGTTTAGATGAAATGGGATGGGAAACTTTTGAATTAGATATCAAGAGCAGAAATAAAGAAGATCTCAATAGATTTATAGATTCTGATAATGATTTATTAGAAATGCAAGATAAAATAGAATATCAAAAAGAAAAAATAAATTATTTAGAGACAATAGTCAAATCCTTAACGACTAGAGGTTATTTGATTAAAAATGCTATTGATTGGAAAAAATTTACAATGGGAGCTTAAAAAAATATGCCATATGATTTATTGATACAAGCAAATCTTCCATTATTTAAAGAAGATGGCGGTGCTATGGGAGGAACGGAAAGACAAATTTTAAATGTGGCCGAAAATCTTGCAGAAAAAGGTGTAAATGTAGGAATTATTCATTCTTTAACTGATGGAACTGATAGAATTATAAATGGTGTGAAACATTTAAATGTTTTTAGGCACTATTATGCAAAATCAAAGGTTAGAGTTACTTGCAATCATTTTGACTATATGGGAAATAAACATAGAAGTTATGGATTATATAGTCCACATGTTAGAGCATTATCTCCATTAGAAATAAATTCTGCCGAAAAAACATATAATTGGATGCACAATTGGTGGACATGTCACGAACAAGTTCCACGAATTTTCAATTCTGAAGCTATAAGAAAATATGTTTACCAAAAAGGTAAAAAAATTTCTAATGATAAATTAATACACTACATGATACCTAAAGGAGTTGATGAAAAAATCAAAAAAGAAAGAAAAAAATATCTTTATTGGATGAGTGCTTTCGGAAAAGGATTAAAAGAGGCGGTAACTTTATATATGAGTTTGTATGAGCAGGGAATGAAAAGAGATTTTTATATCAGTATACCGCCCCAAAGACAAAGAAAAGATGTTCAAATTGTCTATGATTTTTTAAAAGATGCTAATAAATTTAATTATCCTATCACGTTTTTAGGAGAATTAGATTATGGTAATACTTTAAAAAATTTGAGC